GCAATTCCTGTGTCAGTTACTGTATCTGTAGTACCACCGTCTGGGGTTGATGCCAGCTTCCAGTTATCTGTACTATCGTCTGTATCAAATGCCCACACCGCGCAGTCTGTAGCTGTGAACGTGGCACCGTCAAGGTCATTACATGCACCACCATCATCAGTAGCATCCGTAAACCCTACCTCAATCTTGGTCGCTGCAATGTCATCAGTCTTCAGCCTGACCGCCATAGCACAGTTCAACTGACCGTACCACTCTAGTCCTGTACCAAATCCTGAGTAGGCATCATCTGCCGTACCATTCTTAATCGTTGCCTCACCACTAATTCCTGTCGCGGAAATAGCCAGCGCATCTGCGCCTGTACCATTGGTAGCAGTGAAATAGCCACCGTGGATGGTATCACCTATGAAGTCATCCCACCACTCTACTTGGTCGATTGTATTGAATTCTATGAATCCAAATTCCCTAGCCAGCCCCAGTGTATTTCTAAGGTTCTGACGGCTTGGGACATGTTGTACCGGGTTTCTAGCCATTATCTTCTCCTATAGCTTATCTGCTGTTAAAGAGTGTCCAGCGTCCTGTTTAACCATGTCCGGGTCAACATATATCCGCTGAAACTCTGGTTTATCTTTCTTGAATACTCCACGTATACGCCACTCTTCCATCTCTGGGAGCGGCTTACTGGTATCCAACTCTACCGCCTCGAATGGCCCTAGCAGGCTCAGTCGAGAGGATAGCATATATCCACGTTTATCCATCTCGGTTAGAAATGTATCTGCGGTCTTCTTTAAGTGGGACTTCTTCAGCCCACTGCTGGCGTCTACTGGTACATGGCAACTACCTTCCAGTCTGGAGTAAGGGTTATCCTTACGTTTGTCCAGCCTTTCCTGTACGGCTGCCGTATCAATCAGTACTTCTTCGCCAGTCTTAGACTCGCTCAATTATCTCTAACTCCGACATGCAAATCCCATCTGACCCAATGCCGGGAAAGTTAACCCTAAACTTGGGGTCAGCGGTTCTTGCGTTTGTTAATTTGTAGTCTTCAACTACGCCGAGAATACCCTTCTCTTTAATGTTAGCTTGGATTTCTGGTCTAAGTTTCTCCATGTTAGCCATTATAGTCTGAGCTTTCTCGGTAGTATCTTTCAATTTTATTACATCCCCCTCGCTGAGCAGGTTGGGCGCCGATGCAAAGAGATGGTCTTGTACGACCTTCTTATCTTTGTATGGGTTGCCCGGTTCTGGTGTTACTCGTAGAGCTGGAGGCTCAGTAGCCTTAGTCTCCATAGTGGAGATTCTCTGCTCCATCGCCCCCAGCTTCTCTAGAATAGCCTCTAATGGGTCTGCTTCACTCTTCTTCGTAGTAGCCATTTAAGCTCCTTTAATCCATACGCCGTGGTCGTCCCTCATCTCTTGCGTACCATACAACTGCTCGATAGCTACTTTATCTGCAAAGTAGTCGATGTCAAACATGCTGTGCATGGTAGGTGCCATCTGCATAACCAAGGCAATAGACTCTTTCTGGAAGAGTGTGTTGTCGTGGCCTGCGGAGTTAGAACCCTCCACGTTGGTAGTTTTGTAGACTGGGATATTAAGGAAAGAACTTACATACGCAAACTCCAACGCTGTATTGCGGCCTTCACCGTGTAACATAGCGTAGTCATTATTTGTATATATATCCTGCTTCATGAGTCCAACCTCAGCGGCTGGGGAAATAACAAAGTAGCGACTTTCTGCCGGGGCATTAGCATCATCAAGATACTGTATAGCTCGTAGGTAGTCGTGGAATGTATTCTCCGCCGCCAGTGTTCCGACTGTCTGACTGAAGTTATCAGGTAGCCCGGCTAGTGTGTCATCTACATCTAGGCCGAGGGCATATCCCAATTTTCCAGCATACAGTGCTAGCTGGTCTCTGTTGTTCTGGACTTTCGTTATACTCTCCACAGCAATAGCCGCATATTTGTGCGTACCAATTGTTATGTCCGTATTAGATTCTGTGACTGTCTCATACGTGATAGCCGTGTTGGTGGACTTTGTTCGTGCCGCCATATCACTCACGCCGGGAACGTGTATTGTGTCCCCTGCGGATAAGCCATCTTCAAATCTTCGGTCAACTAACTTAGCAAAGACTAATTGCTGTTCTCGTGCGACAATTGCCAAGGGTGACCAAATCTCAGGTATAAAGACATCAGCAGTAGTGTTATCAATAAACTCGTATTGCCCTGTTGCCATTAATTTCTCCTATTAAAGAATTGGTCTAAAACCGTATCGGCATGAGCGGCCATTTGGTCGTCACTCATACCCGGTGTAACAGCTTCTGCATCAGCGAGTGTCATGCGCCTTTGGCCTGCGGCGGTAGAGGAGCCTGCATCGACTCCTCTGCCACCCTCTCGTAGCCTGTCAGCGACACGACGCTCAACTTCTGCGTCAATATCTGTTACTTCTTGTGAAAACGAGGACTGGACAGAAGCCAACGCGCCAGCGTAGTCTCCTTGTGTCCACTTAGTCCTTGCTTCTTCTATTTGTTCAGAGTCCCAAGTACTGTCATTGTCGTGTAATATATCGGCAATTTGAGTCCTGTGCATTAGCATCGAAGTGTCCGATTGCCTTTGCTGAGCCATGCTATCCTTCACTCCTGTGATAGGAGAATCCTCATAACTACTTTGCGCAAAGTGGTCAATGAGTGATTCTACTGCGCCCTCTACGCGCGATAAGGCCGCTTTAGTTTCACCTAACTCCAGATACCCTTTTAAGAGTTCCTTGTTTTGCTCTCTGGCCCGGTTCAGTTGTCGTTGCCAGTTCTTTTGTTCATCAGATACTCCGTCATAGATGTCCGCTTCTGCGTTAGTACTATTACTGTTCTGAATCTCGTTATACTCAGCCACGGTTAGTGCCTCCTTGGATGTCCCACGCTGGTACTCCACATTTATTATACCACATTATTTGTATTGTGTCAATTAGTAGGAAGGGCGTGTAGGTACATATGGATTTTCATTACCTTCTCTACTTGCTACTAGTATGTCTCCTGTAGCGCTTATTGTAAATCTATCTTTATGGGGCGTGTTAGCAAGTCCATACCTTCTATTGAATAGTAGTCTCTCTTTTAGATTAGCTCTTATGTTAACAATATTCTTGGGGTTGTTACCTAAAATCTCTACTATCCACGCATCTAGTATCGGATTTCTTTTTAACATCTCTTCCCTTGCTTCTTTTAATTCTTTCCAAACTTTCCCATATGTATCAGGATATGCCTGTACTAGTGTATCTTTATAATCTGAAGATATATCTTTCATTTCTATAGCCATAATTCGTTCTTTGCTTCCCTGCTTATATATTACCTCATGCATATCAAAGTACTGAGAGTCCTGTATTGCCGTTATGCCTTCTACATATCGCTGTATTACTGGTAGCGACTTAAACCAATTCCTTTCTTTATTTGTTATATAGTCTCTAAAAGGTGCTGCTTCTGGATTAGCTTGCCACCATCCCTGTTCAGCCCAATTAGACCGTTCAAAGTCCCAAGTCCCATCATCCCTCTCAAATATCTTATCATTTTTGGTAGCCTGCAATTGATAGTAGTATAGGTCTCCTTGAAATCCATGCCAGTCTTCATCATTCTGTGCATTACGCAAGTCGCTAAAGTGCGCTTCTACGCCTGTATATTTCTCTAGCAGTTCCTGATTTCGCTGCCTTCTAGCTTTTGCAGCGAAAGAATATGCTTTTCCTACACCATCCATATCCATCCTGCCCTCTTCATACCCCTGTGAAACAAGAGCTAACTCCTGTACCTGTATAAGGTCAAAGGCATGTTTCTCTTTGTAGTATTCACGCATTTCTCTAGCGTCACCAGAGACTGTAATTCCATACTCCTTATCAAACTCTTCTGCCAGTAGGTGAACTTCTGGAACACTATTGTTAATATATTTTTGAAGTGTAGATGGTGCCGTCCGAAAGTATAACTTTCCGCCAGCCTTGCGTACTTCATCTCGGTACTGTTTTACAGGCCCAAGGTCAGAATTTGCTAAGGCTCCCTGTCTAGCAGCCGATAGTCTATCGTATAAGCTAATCTCATAAGATGACAGCCCCATAAACTCTCCAGCCATCATTACTGGTGCTGCCTTAAATGGCCCGGCAAAGGCGCCATCTAGCCAGAAAGGAACCATATTCCTCCCACCATGTAGTAGAATCTTACTTGTATCCCAGCCGTCATCATCTCGTAGCGGTTCTCCTAAGAATGTACGTCCTGCAATAACGTCAGTAAAAAGCCCCATTATAGGAGCCGATTGCGACCTACCTCTTCTCTGAAGAAGGTCAAATACCCAACTCTCAGACCAGTGTTTATCCTCAGCTTGGTTCTTATCACTATGTGTTAAGTTCATCGCTAAATCACTGGCTAGTCTAAATGCCGAGAACCATGCACCACCAAAGCCTATTTGCGCTCCTGCAATATGCATCTTACCAAATCTAGATGTAAGGTCAAGTGCATCGTCTGCCCCGGTAATCTCACCGTCTTCAAACATATCCCCCCGACCGTTACCTGTCCATACAGCTAACTGCTGCATCATAGCTCCAGCCGTTACCAAGGCTGTCATCTGCCTAAAGGCAGCCCTCTGTCTCATGCTGGTCATGCCGCCAGAACCGTCCTTAGACTTGAATCTGAATAGGTCTCCCATGATACTGTAAGTAGCACGCCTGTACATTGGGGCAAAGAATATTAGTGTACTTTCTAAGTGTGCCTGTAACGGTGTTTGCCTTACCATGTGTGGGTCAAAGGCTCCAGTCATCTTATTTATAACTGAACCTAACTCACGATACTTCTTATTTGTTATATCCGCAGCATCAAAATTCTTACCAGCTTTACCAGCAGCAGTACGCAGCGTTAAAATCTCATCATCTACAGACATTTTCATAGACTGCCAGAGTTCAGACC